TGTAGTGGCGAGAAGTGGGAAGAAGCAATCTGTCCTGAGATTGTATGTGAGTACGAAGAGTATGGTACAGCATATTTAAAATTTGTTATTGCTACAGAACAAGACTTTGCCGATGCAGAACGTGCTACTGAAGAATATCGTAAAGCAGGTTTCACTGGACATGTTTATCTAATGCCAGTTGGCGGTGTAGAAAGTGTGTATGCATTAAACAATCGTAAGGTGGCCGATCTTGCTATGAAACGTGGATGGCGTTATAGTGACAGATTACAAGTGCCACTATTTAAAAATGAGTGGGGTACCTAATGGCAAAATTACTAGTACTCGGATGTGGTAAGAAAGAACGTCCAGGAAATCCTGGAGATACTATTGTTACTGTAGACATTAACGAAAATGTTGGTGCTGATGTAGTACACAACTTAGATGTATTTCCATGGCCGTTTGAGAGTGGTGAGTTTGATGTTGTACATTTAGACAATGTATTAGAACATTTAAACAACATTGTTAAAACAATGGAAGAAATTCATCGCATAACCAAACCAGGTGCTACTGTTACTATTATTGTGCCGTATTTCCGCAGTAAATGGGCCTGCGTTGATCCAACACATGTTCACTTTTTTACAGTAGATACATTGAGCTATTTTGTAAAAGGACATACATATCATGAAAGATATGCATATAGTCCTTGTAAATTTAAAATGCATCGCAAAACATTTAACGAAGGAATTGATCAAACTTGGTTCCAAAAATTGTTAATACCATTTGCTGAATCAAATTTAGAATTTTACGAGAATAAAATTAGTCCAATATTCCCGTTAGAAACATTAACATATCATATGGAAACGATAAAATGATTAAAGACTTTATAAAGAAAATTACTGGAATTAAAGCAATTGAAGATGCAACAGCAATGGCAAAAGCTGAGGCGGCAGTTGCTCAAAAGTTAACAGAACAAAAATTGAAAGAAGCCGCAGACGCAGAAGCCAAAGCAGAGCTTGCCAAATTGACTCCAAAAGAACGTGCTACACGTAAAGGCGAACCTTGGGTTTCCGTTTTGGATACTCATGTAAACAAAGATAATGTAAGAAACGGCTTTTTTGAGCTTGACTGGAACGCTGCTTTTGTAGTACAATTAAAGCAAGAAGGATATGGTTATGACGGTGATCCAGATGAAGAAATTGTGGATCGCTGGTTTAGAGACTTAGCTCGTAACATATTAAGCGATGAAGGTCAGGATGCTTCTAGAGGTGCTGGCTACATTAACGTAAGTAAACTTGCAGACGGAAAAGCAGAGGTAAAATGAAATATATTTTAGTTGATACAGCAAATACGTTCTTTAGAGCGAGACATGTGATTAATGGAAGTGCTGATATCAAACTAGGTATGGCATTCCACATTACTCTCAACAGTATTAAAAAGGCTTGGAATGACTTTGGTGGCGATCACGTAGTGTTCTGCCTCGAGGGTCGTAGCTGGCGCAAAGATCATTATCCTCCGTACAAACGTAACCGTAGCGAGGCACGTGCCGCACATACTGAAAAAGAAGCTGAAGAAGAAACAGTATTTTGGGAAGCGTTTGATACATTTAAAACGTTTATTGCAGAAAAAACAAACTGTACAGTTTTACAACATCAGCAATTAGAAGCAGACGATTTGATTGCTGGCTTCATACAAAGTCATCCAAATGATGATCATATTATCATTTCAACAGATACAGATTTCGTACAATTGATTGCACCCAATGTAAAACAATACAACGGTGTAATGGAAACTATTATTACGCACGAAGGCATATTTGATGCTAAAGGTAAGCGTGTAGTTGATAAGAAAACACAAGAGCATAAAGAAATTCCAAATCCAGAATGGTTACTATTCCAAAAATGTATTCGTGGTGACCCCACTGATAATGTGTTTAGTGCGTATCCTAAGGTGCGTGTAAACAAACTACAAGAAGCATACAATGATCGAAAAGACAAGGGCTTCGCGTGGAACAATATGATGTTGCAACGTTGGGTTGACCATAATGGCGAAGAACATCGTGTACTAGAAGACTATGAACGAAATCGTGTACTGATCGATTTGTCTGCACAACCTAAAGAAATTCGAACAATAATTAACGAAACAATCGACACACAAGCAGTTCCTAAATCTATTGATCAAGTAGGTATTAGACTGCTAAAGTTCTGCAATTTGTATGATTTGAAGAAAATTACTGACAACATTACACAATATGCAGAACCATTCCAATCACGTTACCCTGAGTCAGCGGTAACATGGCGTAAATTACAACAGGAGAAATAAAATGGCAAAACTAAGCAAACTAGCAAAAGTAAATGAATCAATTACAATCAACCGTTACGACAATGGTTGGATGGTAGAAGTTGGCGGTCGTGATAATGACAACGAATGGAAAAATTCTAAGATTGTATGCAATACAGAAGAAGAAGTACTTGCTGTAGTTAAAGAGTACAACGCAATGGAATTAGATAATTAAGGAGTTATCAAATGGCTATTTGGAAACTATCTCCACAATATAAAAAATCGGCCGTAGAAAAAATGTTTTTCTACAAAGAAGGTAAGGTCATCACTATTGAGCAAGGATATCGCTGGGCTACATTTACTGTAGAATCTGACGAACAACCGCTTACCAATGATGAACTCAAAAACGAAGACGGTTACGAATTAAGCTGTATTGATAACGATGAATCGTGGGAAATGTGGGATATGATTGACGGATGCTGGTGCGATATCGAAGATGGTAACGGCAAAGCATCTGAGGAAGATGTTGAAGAATTTATCACAGCGTGGGAAGAAGATTCTTTTGATGGTGTGGAAAATTTAGGTTGGCAGTGTGACGATACAGAGTACTATTACTATGGTCCATTGGAACTTACCAATGAAGATACTGGTGAAGTATTTAAAGGTGAGCCTGACGAAGATGCACCAGTTGCAAACGAAACATTAGAAGAAGCATCAGAAGAATTTCATGAAGAACCCGAAGTTACTGATTGGTTTCCAGTAAGCATTAATCCAGCAAGACAGGGGGCATATCAAGTAACATCAAGCAACATTCCAAATTGGCCGTTTCCAAGTTATGCACAATGGGACGGCGTTCAATGGAGTGACGAACATGTAGTCTCATGGAGAGGACTTTTAAAGGAGCCTGAATGATTACTAGAGAAAAACTAGAGCATCACATTGCACATTTGCAGGAAAAACATGACATCCTTGATGAACAAATTACTAAGTTAGAAGCGCATCATGAAAACGTGACTGATCTTAAAAAAGAAAAGTTACACCTCAAAGATGAAATTGAGAAATTTAAAGTTAAGGTAAAAATCATATGACAGATCTTCATGCTAAGCCAATCGTAGATGGCAAGCTGTGGGTAGTTGAACAAGACGGCGAACGTGTTGGGACTCTACATAAAAACGAAAACAACAAATATATGTTGAGTGCTAAAAACGGTGAACTTTACTTTAGTAAAAAATCAGAAATTACAAAGAAATTTGGTGATAACTTTTTCTTAAAAGGAATTAAGACAACTGTTTCACATAGTAATGAAAATGAGTGTCACGGTTATCCAACTAAATGGAAACCGTACAACTCAATGTATGATGTTAGACGCAAGCTACCCTTGTTTACTAAAAGTAATCAAAGTAAAAGTTTATTTTGTGCTGGTCATTATGTAATTAAATTTCCTAAAAATTGGGTACGTAGTTTTTGTCCAAAATTAATTACTATTGAACGTTATGAGTTTTCAGGTCCATACTTAACTGAAGAAGAATCTAAAGAGGTATTGGCAAATGTCAAATAATCCAATTAATACAATACCTTTACAGCAATTCATTCAACAAGTAAAAATGGCTGATATGAGCCAGCAAAAAGAAGTAAAACTGGACATTAGGACTGCTAAATTGCTAGCATTCACTCTTGGCGAAGTAACTAGTAAGCTAACGCAAGATTATGAAAATCTTTTACACATTTTAAAGCAATCTACCAACGATACCGTCACTGTTGAGCTTGACGGGGGCGGTTTTAAAGACTAGTTATAGGATAAATATATGCGTATATTTGAGGAACGCATATATGAGTCGACCAAAACCAAAGGTACTGTTAGAGCATGTTAATAAGAAAAATTACAAATGTGAACAGGTTTTAGAAGCTGATGCCATCTGGGCTGTCTTCTATAAAGGTGCACCTTTTAATTTAAAGAGCTTTAGCAATATTACAAGTTATCCAGGTCCTAAGTACAAGAAAGTTGCATTTAGTAATCCAGGCCATGCTATTAATTTGGCAAAAAAATTGAACTTAACTTTTGGATGCAGTGATTTCCAAGTAACAGTTCTAACAACTGGTCAAGTATTGAAATGATCAATTCACTGGCCTACACTAAGATTTTTTTAAAAGAACAAGAAAAATCCTTAGATGAAGCTAATGTAAAAATACATCACAGAATGTGGTGGCAAAACACTAGAACAAAAGACAAAGGCGGCTTACGCCTTACTGATGCTGGATACGAACATGTAACATCAGTCTTAGACTTAAAAGAATACGAAATCCCTTTCACTGAGCATGTGGAGCTAAGTCCACAAACGATCATATTTTTTGATCAATTTATCGATTGTCCGTACTATCTGACCAATCAGAGTATAACCGTTTTTTCCGAGAAAAAAGCGTTCGAACTAATGTTGTTTTCGGACGACATCCGCAAGTACGGACTTATAAAAGCCATTAATTCACGAAAAGAATCTGAGTGATTTAACCAATTTCCTATTGACTTTGTTGTGGAATTGCCGTATAATACATACATAGACAGTTAAACAACAACCCTCAACTTAAGATTGGAACATTAAATGAGCGAGATTATTTCACGTACAGTTGGCCCAAAAGCAGCCAAAAAAGCTATTAGCAAAGGATTTGCAAAACGGCGTCCTTTGTTCCTATGGGGTCCTCCCGGTATTGGTAAATCCGATATTGTCAAGCAACTTGGCGAAGATATGGACGCTCATGTAATTGACGTTCGTTTGTCACTTTGGGAACCTACTGATATTAAAGGTATTCCATATTTTGATTCAAACGCTAACACAATGGTTTGGGCTCCCCCAGGCGAATTGCCTAGCAAAGAGTTTGCTAAAAATCACAAACAAATTATCCTGTTCATGGATGAAATGAACTCTGCTCCGCCAGCAGTACAAGCGGCAGCTTATCAACTTATTTTGAATCGTAAAGTTGGTACTTACGAACTTCCAGATAACGTTCTCATTGTTGCGGCGGGTAATCGCGAAGCAGATAAGGGTGTAACTTATCGTATGCCCGCTCCGTTGGCTAATCGCTTCTTGCATTTGGAAATGCGTGTAGACTGGGAAGACTACAGTTTTTGGGCTACAGAAAATCGTATTCATAAAGACGTTGTTGGCTTTTTGACATTCTCTAAAAAGGACTTGTACGATTTTGATCCAAAAAGTTCAAGTCGTGCATTTGCTACTCCACGTAGCTGGACATTTGTAAGCGAATTGCTTGAAGATGACGATACTGATGAAAACACACTGACTGACTTGATCTCTGGAGCAGTTGGTGAAGGCCTTGCTATTAAGTTTATGGCGCACCGCAAGGTTGCTAGCAAGATGCCAAATCCAACTGATATTTTGACTGGCAAAGTTAAAAAGATGGATTCAAAAGAGATTTCTGCAATGTATTCATTAGCTGTTAGTTTGTGCTATGAACTTAAAGATTCTAGCGACAAGAATGCTAAAAATTGGAACGATCAAGTTAACTGTTTCTTTGAATTCATTATGAATAACTTTGAAACTGAATTGGTTATTATGAGTACTAAACTTGCTCTTACCCAATACAATTTGCCTCTGGATCCGGATGAGATTAAATG